CTCTAAACTACAGACTGCTGTTACTGAGAAAAATCCGTCTAAGAAAAGGGCCGCAAGGCGTAAGTCATACTGCGCTAGGTCTGCTGGACAAATGAAGAAGTTTCCAAAGGCTGCTAAGAATCCAAATAGCCGTCTAAGGCAAGCTCGTAAGCGGTGGAGGTGCTAATGAAAAAATCTGTAGATGCTCCGAAAGGATATCACTGGATGAAGTCTGGCAAAGGCTTTAAGCTTATGAAGAATCCTAGAGGTGGTTATGTGCCGCATAAGGGTGCTTCTAAGAAAGCCAGCTTTGAAGTTCAGAAGATACATAAGAAATGATTAAACGTAAGAAAGGCGGCACAGCCACTAAACGTGACCCAAAGAAGTGGGCAGCAGCAAAGGCCAGAGCAAAGCGTAAGATGGGTGGTAAGCACTCTGCTAGAGCTATGCAGCTTGCTGTTAAGTATTACAAGGATGCCGGTGGAACTTATAAAGGTAAGAAGAAATCTACTAATAAACTGTCAAAGTGGAGCAAACAGAAATGGCGCACGAAGTCAGGCAAACCCTCTGGCAAAACCGGAGAGCGTTATCTACCGGAGAAAGCAATCAAAGCTTTGTCGGCAAAGGAATATGCAGCGACCACCAGAGCAAAGAGAAAAGGGACTGCTGCCGGAAAACAGTTCGTGAAGCAGCCCAAAAAGATAGCACGAAAAACAAAAAGGTTTAGAACGTAATGGCAGTATCAGGAACATATGACTTTAACCTTGACATAGATGAGGTTATACAAGAAGCTAGTGAGATGATTGGTGGTGAAGATACCCTTGGTCACGAACCAGCTTCTGCACGTAGATCAATCAATCTTATGCTTAAAGATTGGCAGAACAGAGGTGTTCTTCTGTGGAGTACTTCTGTATCTAGTGTAACTGTATCGGCCAGCACTGCAACTTATTCTCTTTCCTCTTCTACTATAGATGCTTTAGAAGTTGTTCTTAATAGAGATAGCACAGACATTCAACTTGATCGTATTACTCCTGAAGAATACCTTCTAATTCCTAATAAGACACAGACAGGTCGTCCTACTCAATATTCTATACGCAGAGGACGTGACAATCCTGTAATGTCTGTCTGGCCGCTCCCTGAAAATTCTACAGACGTTTTGAAGATGGAAATTGTATCTGAACTTCAAGATGTAAACAAATCTGCTATACAAAATGCAGACTTGCCTAAAAGATTTTTGCCGTGCCTGACCTGTGGTCTTGCATACTATATGGCAATGAAGCGTCCGCTTGTTTCTGAAAACAGGATCATGATGCTAAAATCAAATTATGAAGAGTTATTGGCTAGAGCTATGGAAGAAGATCGTGAAAGAGCTTCTATGTATCTTCGTCCTAAACTAAGGTATATCTAGTGGCTAGTAATAAAAATGCACTAGCTATGTGCGATACG